TTTCAGCACCCACGTTGAGCCGTCGTCAGGCGTGATATACATGTTCTGCAAGTCGTAGGCGAAAAAGGTTGAACCTGCCGGGACTGCCGAAGGCTTCGCGTCGGATGATAAGCCGATAAAGCGCTTTATTGTCGTGATAAGTGTAACGGACATACTGTCACCGCCTTTTCTGGTGTTTGTGGCTGGAGGCCGTTGCAGCCTCCAGCCGGTTGGTTAGTGAGTTGACTCGTTTACAATGCTGACGGACTCTGCCCGGACTTATAACGCGGCTCCAAAATGGCCACTGCGTGACAAGCTCCGGCGTCATTTGATGCATTTACAGTAATTGTCACCCACGGCTCCCCCTGCTTAATGGCCGCGCCGGAAATCTCCACCACTACAAACTTGTTTGATGCAGTTGCGATGGTGAAGTCATCCTCCTCGTCAATCCACGCGCCTAACACGTCGCTGTTCGGCGCCCCGATGGTCGCGGAGCCAACCGCGTACTTGGCCGGGATGTCGGTTGTCTTCGCTCCGCTCGTCGCTCCTGATTTAGGCGTAATGGTCGCGTTAGCGTCCACAGTGCCAAAGGTGAAGATGACAGTCGCCTTATGATACAGCGACATATTGAACGAATCACAGTCGGCCCCTGTTGACACATCAGCCTTGTTCATCAACGGCACTACTTTGTAATTTTCGTTTATCATTGTTCATACCTCCTTTTTTGGTTTGTTATTTACGTTCTGCCAGTGCCACGAAATGAGACAAAGTAGCCGAACCTTTATACGGTGTCAGCGCCGTTGCCCTTTCAGGCTGGCCGTCAACACGCAAGACAAAGCGGAATACGCTTTCATCGAACACAAAGCGCACGTGGATGCTCATATCGCTTTCAATACCGCCCTTTTCAGCGAGAAGATACTTCGAGAAGTCGCCGAAAATGATGTCGCCTACATCGCCGGGGGCCGAACACTGCTCACAGGGAATCACAGGCCGACCGAACAGCGTAGCATAAGGTGACTGTGAAGCACCGCCCGCAGGCAGGTAAACAGGCACGCCGCCGTCGCCAATGGCCATAGCCATTTGCATCAACTGCGGCTCAATGGCCTGATTGATGAGCCAAACGGCATTCGGGCGCGATGTCGCGAATAGACGCGAATACATGTTGACAACGTTTTCCCAGACAACGGTGTAATTAGTTTGCACGGATTCTTTGGCTACGGTAACAAGCGAGCCTGAATTGAGAATGCCCAGAGGCTGGCCGCTGCCTGAACCACGAATAATGGCATCGTCAAGCAGGAAGCCGAACTCCGAAACAAACGCCGAACGGATAAAACCCTCCAGAGCAGCCGCATCAGCGATAAGCTCATCAGTGGCGTAGCACAGGCCAATGAGCTTCTTCAGCGAAAGCTCAATCTGTCTGAATTTCGGCTTTGAAGGTATTTTCTCCCCGGCTTCGTCAATCCAGTAACCTAACACTCCACCGCTGCGAGTAGCGGCGCGGCTGGTTTCATCAACACCGTTGATTTTTATACTGTTCGCACTACCTGAAATCTGAATCCGACGGCACTTTTCAGCGAGAATACCGGTTTTATACACGTCTTCAAGCAGGCCGGTTGCAAAATCGGTCTGAACAAGGAACCCGCCCGCTGAAGGCACGGTCTCGTTGAGTCCTGTAGCGGCGCCGCGAATGTTATGCAAACGCGGATCGACAAGGTTGCCGGGCATTGAAGCACGCACTACGGCGGCAAGCTGTTCGCCAAAGCTGCCGAAACGCTGCTTTTTCTTGTCCTGCTCGTCTTTCACCGGCTCAATTCTTGTGTTTTGCTGAACGGTTACAGCCGGAGCAGGCTTCTCAAGAGCAGCGGCAATCCTGGCCTGCCGTTCCATTGTCCCGACAATCTTGTTATGCTCATCGACTTTATCCATTATTTCGTTTTTCAACGCGAGTTCTGCCTCGGTCAACTCTCTGCCGTCAGTTACACACTGCGCGTCAATATCGGCCAATTTCTTCATCATGGCTTTTATTTCATCTTTATATTGTCCTAATGTTTTCATAATACTTTTCTCCTTTTGATTAAACTTTTGTAGGCGCCACAAGCTCCGCGCGCAGAAGTAAAGCGGCCACGGAGTCAATCGGTTTAGGTTGTGCAACATCACGCTGCGGTTCATCGTCAACATCACGCTGCGATTCACCAAAACCTTTCGCGATAACTACCTTTGCCTGCTTTCGAGAAAAACCTGCATCACGCAGGGCCTTCTCTGCATCTTTCGGCGTGAGAGTGGCTTTAGGGGTTAATATTTCCGGGACGTTTTTAAATCCCGCTTTCGCCATCACCGGCGCAAACTTGGCACAAGCGGCCATGTCAACCCGGTCAGTGATTTCATCAATAAAGCCGGCTTCAAAGGCTTCATCGGCGTTAAACCACGTTTCAGCCTCCATCCAGCTCGTTATTTCATCTTCTTTGTGCTCTGTTTTGCCCGTGTAAGTGGTAATAAGTGAGCCTGCTACTTTGTCCAGCGTATCGGCAAAGTCACGCATATCGGTGGCAGTGCCCATCACCACGCCTGACGGGTTGTGAATCATGAACAAGGCGTTTTCGGCCATTTGTACGGTATCGCCGGAAAGGGCAATGACAGACGCGATACTGGCCGCGATACCGTCGATATAGGTGGTGATAGTGGCAGGATGCTGCTTCAGCAGGTTATAAATGGCGATACCGTCAAAGACGTTGCCTCCAGGACTGTTTATATGCAAGTCTATCTGGGAGGCTTTCACGGCGGCTAAATCCTTCTGAAAGCTCTTTGCCGTCACGCCGCCCCCTGTCCAGTAGTCTTCACCGATCTCGTCATATATCCAGATTTCGGCCCTATCCCCCGCCTTTGACTCTATTTTGTACCAGTTTTTCATATTCTATCCCCCTTTTGTCACTGTGTAGCTATCTGGACTGGCTCGTCTTTGTCGCGGCCATTGCTCGGAACGACAACGGCGTCTTGCGTTTGCCCGGCTTTATCAAGTGTTGTCATGTTCAACGGCACAAGGTGTATATCACCGCCTGCAATCGGGTCTTTGTCTTCTAATTCTCGGACTTCGTTAATGGAAAACACGCCCCGATCAAGCATTGTGGAGTAAAACGACGCCCGGCTGGCCGGATCGCCTCTTAAAAGCCCTTCAACCGTATGCTTGAAATAGTATCTGCCGCCTACCTGATCCAGTAGCTGCATATTATAATTCTGTTCGAGGCGAACCAGCCACGGTAGGATTGAGTCCGTAACGAATGAAATTTGTTCTTGAAATATATTACTGAAGCTCGAACGTGTTAAGTCCTTGATTTTATGCGGCGGTAAGTTAAACCAACGCGCAACTTCAGTTACACCAAACTGCCTTGACTCCAAAAACTGGCCGTCTGTATTTGGCACAGTCACGCGCTCTATTTTCATGGACTCCTCAAGCAACATCAGCCGGTTGGACTGGCCTAAACCATAATAAGAAGCCGTCAAAGCTTCGCGCAAGGACGCCGGGTCCTTCAGCTTTCCGGGGTGTGAGACGACAACCCCCGGATGCGTGCCGTTTTCGTAATACTTGACACCAAAGTACTCCATCGCCATGCCCAGAGCAAATGACCTGCGAGCCATTGCGACAACTGAATAACCCCTGAAACCATCAAAGCCTAATCCGGGAATATGCAGCACCTGTTCACGCGGCAGGGTGACACTAGGCTCTGTGCCCATATTGATAGTGTAATAAGGCTTCCCGTCCAGCATGTTAATTGTGACGCGGTTCGGTGTGACAGGCCACAGCTCCACTACCTCGCCCATGCCGTTTCTTACTATTTCGGCATAGCCGTTGCCCCACAACAGAATGTGCCCCATGAGGGCCTCTCTGAAGGACATAGCCGTCATGTATGGGTTCGGCGTATCGTGTAATACTTTGTAAATAGGCCGCTCAACGGCAATACGCTTGCCTTTGGGCTTGCGTTCCATCAGGTGTAAAGGCAGTGAGCCGATGGTTCCAGAGATAAGCGATACGGCATTATATACGGCTGAATAAGTAAGTGCTGATGTTTCAGTGACGGCTTGCCCGGCAATAGTAGTGCCTTGCAAGTTCCACAATGACGGGTTCCACGCTTTCGGATCGGTTATGTCCAAAGCCAGAATATAACCAATAGCGTGTCTGATACGGTTGAAAAAATTCAAAGGCGGCCCCCCTTTTCAGGAAGGGTCGCCGAAAGCTTATTTTATTGCAAGTGATTTTAGGTAATTGGCTTCAGATAGGTGGAAAGTTTATGAAAGTTTATGTGAATTTATGAAAGTTTTACGTGACGGTTATTCTTGCTTAATTATGCTACGGCCACAGTTTAGGACGGATTCGCGGTAAATTCTAACTACGCCGCCGATTTTCTTGGCCTCGAAAAAACCGTGCTCAAGCCACAGACGGACTGTCCGGTCAGTCACGTCAAAATACGTCGCCACTTCGTCAACACGAAGCAGGGCTTTTTTTGGCAGTTCTTTCATTTTGCCTCCTGTAAGGGCGCAGCTGGTCTTTGGGTTTCAAGCACCAAGTCGCTCGCACACAACGTCTGGGTTTCAAAATTTCGCTCGCTCGCATGAGGTAGCTGGGTTTCAAATGCCCCTTCGCTCGCACACCACCGATGGGGTTCAGGGAAATATTCGCTCGCATATTTTTTATGGGTTTCATTCCGTCTCTCGCTCGCATAAACCCCGTGGGTTTCAACCGGACGGTCGCTCGCACGCCAACCCTGGGTTTCAAGCACTTTCTCGCTCGCACTAACTTGATGGGTTTCAGCAATCTAGTCGCTCGCACAGCGATAGTGGGTTTCACCTTTCAAAACATCATCCTCTCCCGTATCTCCTCCGCAGTAAGCCCGTCGTAAGCGGACTCCTCGTCATGCACCATCGCCCGGCTCAAGGCCATAATCAGAGCCGTCACGCCGTCAATCTTGTTCTGGTCGCGCTCCTTGCCGGGAAAGTGCCAGCGCATCGCGCCTGTCTTAGCCTGCCGGTTGATAACATTGCTCATCATCCACTCAAAAACCGGATCGCCGTTCCAGTGGAATTTCTCATCGTAGATAATGGCCTCCAACTCTTTCATCGGCTCGGATATATGCACCGGCGATTGCACCACCTCGATACAGTCGAAAGACGCCCACTCCATGATATTCTGGATCAAGTAACTGGCCTCGCGCGGATCAAAAGCAAGCTCCGCAATGGGATAATGCTCAAAGTCTGCCTTGAGTTCTTCCTCCAACACCCTGAAATCAGTCCTCGCGCCTGCTGTCTCCGTTATCCAGCCCTCTTGTGCCCAGCGTTGATAATGCTGATTCTCCGGTAGTGCTATGGTTTCGGACGGCAAGTAATACCGGCCAAAGTAGTAGTAATCATCACCACGCTTGAACAACAGCACCCTGGCCGTGATGTCGATTTTGCTCGCCAGATCAATGCCCACATAACAAGGCTCCCCCCGGAAATCCTCAAGCCGCAGGCTCTCATCCAGCCCCTTGCGGAATATCACCATGTTCATCCACGCCGAACCCGCAGACACCCACTGGTTCAGGTGCTTCGTCCGCGTGATGTTCTGCTGACTTACCCGCTGCTTCGCCTCTGCCAGCTTCGCCTGCAAGAAGTCCTCAGACACCGAAACGCCAAGATTCGGGTTCGCCTTCCGCCAGACATCCCAGTCTTCCCAATCATCGCCCTCGTCAATGGTGTAATGTATGGCAAACAAGGTTTCATCAACAAGCGTGCCGTCAAGCACCTTACGCGTGTAGTCGTCCAGCTCTTTACACGGCCCGGAAATGTCAACACCGGCGGTAGTGGTAATTAATTGAAGTGGACTTACGCGCGCGCCCATACCTGTATACATAGCATCAAGTTGATCTGGTGTTGGATGTTGATGATATTCATCACATAAATGAGCAAGTGGTGATTGCCCTTCTCCCGGCTTTCCTATTAATTTTTTAAAGAAAGAAAGTTCATCCTTTTTAAAGATGCTGCTTTTCATCACTTCGATTTTGAAATGTGCCTTAAGGCCGGGACTTCGCGTTACCATAGCCTTTGCAGGCCTGAACACCTCATTGCTTTGTTCCTCTGTCGTCGCACCGCAGTAAATTTCTGCGCCCGGCTCCGACTCTATGGTAAACATAACCAAACCGATGGTAGCCGACAAAAAAGTTTTTCCGTTCTTGCGGGGAATGAAAATAAAGCCGCGTCTAAACCTTCTTGCCTTTGTTTTCCTGTGTTCAAAGCCAAACAAATTCACCAAAATAAAAGATTCCCACGGTTCAAGCTCAACAAGCTGCCCAGCCCATTCCCCTTTGACATGAACTAGTTTCTCTACAAAGTCACAGACGTTCTGTGCTCGGGCATGATTCAGCTTAAAATCAAACTCCGATGCTTTCTTGTCCATGTCAGACAAAAAGCGCTCGCAGGAGAGTTTTGTCCAAACACAAGCCGGTATTGTTCCTTTTTTTACACCGCTAGCATATTTAATAGCCGCCTGAACATGCGGGTATTTTTTAGTTTTCGTCATATAATGCTCTCTTTGATAATCTCGTTCACACAACTTACACCTAGACTTAAAGCGACGACCCTTGTCTCTCGTGCCAAAGAACTCTTCTGTCTTTGGTTTTATTAAACCACATTTAGTGCAACGCTTTTCATTACTTCTTAAATTGTGCAAATGGATTGTCCTCCCCCTTCTTTTTCGGTGGAGTCGCCCTGGCCCGCGTCCGTGCTACAGGTGTCATGCCAAAGTCAGTACGTATCTTGTTCATGATGTCCAGCGTCCGGTTACTGATGCCAACGAACGGCGTCTGAACCCAAGCCCCCGATGGCGTCTGGTATATCAGTCCGTTCTTCGAAATGTCCTCCTCCGCCTTCAACCACCGGGCATACAGCACACAGTAATTTTCCAGCGCATCAACGTCCAGCGTCGTCAGCAGTCCGCAGCTGTAAAGCTCACGTGTGAGTTCCAGCCACTTCGCCTTGGCCACCTTGTTCAGGGACTTCGGAGGATCGGGCAGAACCACGTCGGGGTCAGCCTCCGCACCCGTGTGCCTGTCTGGGCGAAATGTCCCCTGTAGTATTTTCAACTTCGTTGGCTTTGGCTTACGCCCTCGCATGGCCCGTACCTCCTGACCCCCCAAGTCTCCAATTTTGGCGACGGAAAAAAA